AGAAACAATTGAAAATAAGAAAAATTTAGCAGAATCAACGCAAAATCGTTCAATTCGGTGGATATCGCATCCCCTTAGTGATGACCTTGCTCAAAAGTTCTCCGTTTCTATCCATACCGAAGAACAAAAAATGTCTTATGTTACTAATGTCTTCGGTCACCGGATTATTGATATTCTGCTTTATCGTCCTGAGTTGCTTTTCCTTGCTTGTTGCAAGTGGGAGCTGTTCTATAATGAACGTCTTCCGTTCTCCCCTCTGGCTCTGACACAGGAAGTCGCGCAGTTCTCGGAATCTTCCCGCATTGCCTTTGAGGAATTTAAAGAAGTCGCTGATGACCCCTCTCCCTTTAGTGAAGTCGGGTTTGATGATATATTTTTATTCTGATTAAAGGATGGTTGTTTTATGAAAGCTACTGTAGTTGGTAAGTCCCGCCGCGCTGGCACATCTAAGCAGGGCAAAGACTATGATTTTACTACTCTAATGGTCGAGTATTTCATGCGTGCAAACGATGACAATGAGGGTGTGCAGGTTGATAGAATCAATGTTGACGCTCGTATGATGACGTATGCGCTTATTGTCGTCGGCGCTACGTATGACTTCGACTTTGACCGCAACGGATATCTTCTCGGAATTGAGGAAGTTTAACTTTCTTTTTTCAAACTCAATTTCATTTCCTATGGTAGAGCGGTTCGCCGCTCTCACATGGCGGGGTGGTGCAATGGTAGCATGTCACTCTCTGAAGGTGAAGCTGCTGGTTCGAATCCAGACCCCGCAACCATTTCGGATTGACCTCCGTTATTTGATGTCGCGAAAGGTGGTGGCGAAGTGAAGAAAAAGCCGCGGTGCTTATTGAAGCGCTTCGCCGCCCTTGTCGCGGCTCTGGTCATTTGTGCGGCTCTGTGTGTTCCTTGTTTTGCTTCTAATAATTGGCCGTTTTCACCTGTTGCTAATGATTTTCTTTCTCATCCTAATTGTTGGTATGTTTGGCAACCTAAATCAATTTCTGGTTTTTCTGGTTTTGAGTTGATTTGTCAGCCTATGTTTGAGGAAGGTTCTTCTAATACCCCTGATAATTCTTTTCCTTCTTATTCTACTAATTCGAATACTTATAGTTATACTAATGTGTCGGGTGTAACTCGTACTTTGATGTATTCTTTCCCTTATATTCCATGTTCTCCTCAGGCTGGTTATTGGTCTGATTTGCCCTCTTTTCCTGTTGGTCAACCATCTGCTTATTGTTCTTGTGTCCGCATTTATCCTTGTACTTCTTATGGGTCTTTAAGCGGTATTTCTGACGTTTTTTCCGATCGTTCTATTTATGGGTTTTTAACTTCTTGGCGTTCTTCCGATTCATCTTCTATTTCTGATTATTATGACAATGAAATCTTAGATTATCTTCCGCTTTATGTTCCCTCTAATGCTTTCTTTTTTGGCGAGCGTACTTCTTCTTCTTCGTCTTCTTCTGGCTTTGTTATTTGTAATGGTGATAATAATTTTTGGGCTACTCCGTCTAACGAGAAATTTTTAGGTATTCGGCTTTCTCATTTTGGTTTTTTCAAATCTTTTCCCACTTCCTTTTCTATTCCATCTTCTGAGCTTGGTTTTGTTTTTTGTAAGCAGCCTTCTGGTACTCCTGAGTATTATAATTCTGTCTTTGATGCTTCTTTGAAATTCGCTGCTTCTCTTTGGGTTCCTGAATCTCTGCTTCCTTCCGACGTTCGTGTTGGTGATTGGATTTCTAAATCTGATGTTGAATCGCTTCAAGATCAGCTCGTCAAAGATTTTGGTGTCACTTCCGATACTTTGAAAAAATCCGAAGATAACTTGAATTCATGGGGTTCTACTTCTTCTGTTGATTCTGATGTTGCATCGACTTCTATTTCGGCACTCAACGCCTTGTTTCAGAACCTTGGCGGGTTTCTTTTCGTCGTTTCCCTTATGGTTTTCGGTGCCGTTGTGCTCCGTATGTTTATACGAAAGGCGGTTGACGGATGACTTTTATTAACTTCTTCAAACAGGTCTTCGGTCTTTTTGGCTCCGGTGGCGCTCTCGTCATTGCCGTTGTCGTTTTTCTTGTCGGTCTTGGTATTTATAAGTTCGTAAAGGATTGGTTGCCATGGTAGACTTTGTTTCCGCTCTTGGCGTTTTTACCTCGTTTATCGCCAATGTGCTTTCTATTTCCTTTTTTGGCTTCGGTACTTTTGGCAATTTTATTTTGGTTTGTCTTCTGCTTTCGCTTGTTGGTTTTGTTCTTCGTGGCCTTTGGGATGGAGGTGATAAATAATGGAAGTCCCTACTATCATTAAAACTTGGATTGATTCTGATGGCGTGACTGTCTATACGGTTCAGTATGAAGACGGTCGTACCTGTGATATGACTGTTCAGCAGTATGATTATCTCAAAGCATCTGCTCAGGCTGTTGCCGATTTAGATGCTAAAGGTTCTGCTGAATCTCAGCCGGAAGAAACTCCTGCTCCCTCTGAGCCTGCGCAGAACATTACCGAAAGTCCTGACCTCCGCGAAGACTATGTGCCGCAGGAAGATGAGTTGCCGTTTGAAGGGAGTTTAACCGCTTATGATGACCGCGCCGCAGATACTCCAGCTTTGTATGCTAATCTCCCTGCTGTCTCTAATAGTTTCACTGCTATTATGGATTGGTTTGGTGATACGTTTTTCATCGAACGCTCTGAGACGGTGCACAAGTCCGGCTATACGTCTGAAAGGTACTCCTATAATAGTTCGACTCAACTTATTCAGCTTCCTTTTGAGGAGGATACCACTACTACAACTCAGGTTCTCAACCCGCAAGCTTGCGTTTCTGCTTTGCTTGTTGTCCTTGTCTTCGTTACTACTGTTACTTGGATTAAAAACGCGATTTGGGGGCGCATGAGTTAATGGAAATTCTTCCTTTTCAGTATTGTTTCGGAATCTTCTCTGTTCCCGAAATTGGTTATTTCATTATTTTCGCTGCTGTTTTTTCTATGTTGGTCCTCCTGTTCCGTTCGTGACAGGTGACATAAATATCTTTATGAAAGGATGATGACTTCAGGCCGCTACATCTATTCTCGCAACGCTGCTTTCCTTGGTCGGTGAGTTCTTTACATCGATGGTTACTTGGATGGGTCAGCTCATTGATTTTTATGAGTCCGAGCCTATTCTTCTCGTCTTTGTTATTCTCACTATCGCGGGCATCGTTCTCCGTATTCTTCGCCGCTGGATTCCCGGTCGTAGTTAAATGCTGAGAGAAAACGCCGCCGACCATTTTGATGGTCGGCGACGTTTTCTCGTTTTATGAAAGGATTATATGCTATGCTTTATGGTATTCTTGTCTTTTGTATTTGCTGGCTTTTTGTATATATCGATAATTATTGCAAAAACCCCTATAAATTGGAAGCTGTTGTTGGTTCAAAAGGCTCTGGCAAATCTCTGTATATGTCTCGCGTTGCTGATAAGTGGCTTCGTTCTAACAAGGGGCTTATCTATTCTAATATGGGTATTGGTTATGAATTAGAGCCTGAATACTGGAAACAGACCTTTCTTCCTGATTCTCTTATTCTTATCGATGAAATTGGCGTGCTTCATTCCAACCGCGACTTCAAAACTATGCCCCGTGAAGCAGTTGAGTTTTTCAAGATGCAGCGCAAATATCACCTGACTATTATTGTATCGTCTCAGACCATGGACTTTGACAAAAAGATTCGTGACCTTTGCGACCGCATCTACCTTTGTAACCGTATTGGCTGGTTCTGTCGTCTCACTCCCTATCGCTCCTGCATTGCTATGGAACATCGCCCCGAGGGAGGTCAAGAACTGGTTAACACTGTGCGGAAGGCAGGTAGGGCTAAGTGGTATACCATCCCTAAGTCCGTGAAGCAGGTAAGTGCCTTAGAATACGATACAGAGCAGGTTATTAGCAAGACCCCCTCTAAATAAAAACTTCCCCCCGTGCCCTTTAGGGTCAGGGGGGTTGTTTTTATTTACTATTAGTTTTTTTAATACACTTTTTCCTGCATTTGCCGGCATTTTTGCAGGCAGTAGCTTCGTTTAGTCACGCGATAGCGTCTCCACCGCGTCCCCCGTCCCCGCAAGGGCAAAGCCCTTGCCCTTCCTAAACAGGCTTTTATGGGGTTTCGATACGTAGTGACTGCCGTGACGGCGGGGGCGGTGGGCGTTCGTGTAATACGCCCACCTTTTTTTGATTTTTTCTTGACAGCTCCTTCATATTGTGGTAACATTTAACCATGGAAATGAAAGGTGGTTTTCTCACATGAAAACGGTTGTTAAGCTTGATTATGCTACGTTTGTTTTTGAGCAAGGTTCGATTTCTATTTCCATGATCGAAGATGCGCTTGCTCAGTGCGATTTACATTTTTCGCAGATTTCTAACGCAAGTGAGAATTCTCCCTACAATTCCCCTGCGGGTCTTTTCTATAAGCCGAACAACGGCGCGAAACAGTCTCCGCACTCTCTCCAAGTTTCTGGTCATGGTTGTGAGCTTTTCCGTTCCACCTTGCCGCGTCTTGCGTCACTGATGGAAGGTCACGAATTCGGTCACTTTTCCCGTCTTGATTTTTGTTTCGATGTTGTTATGACTAAAGAACGTTGGCGCGAGTTCTATTTGGGTGTTATTTCTGCTTCTGTCGATGAAATGAATTACCCTGAAAAAGCCCGTAAGGTTCGTAAAGTCATGTATCAGGGCTATGGCGATTCTACTACAGTCTATATCGGTCGTAGAGCGTCTTCTGCGGTCTTCTGCCGTATCTATAATAAGTCCCTGCAAGACCCTGAAGAAAAGCTTTGTGTGGCTTCTGGTGAGTTTCTGGACTGCCCTGATGATTCCTATATCATTCGTTATGAGATGGAATTGAAATTTACTTCTCGAGTTCGTTCTGGTTCTCGTACTGTCTATGACCCGTCTCCGCTTTTCTGGTTTTACTACGAAGACCCTGAGAAGCTTTTCACCTATCTTCGTAAAGTTTGGAATCGTTACGGAAATGAAACTCTTCTTCCCGATGGCTGGGACGATATGCAGTTCGTGACCGATATGGTAGCCCGTGGCATTCATTACACTGATGACTTTTGGCATCCCCTTAGCGGCGCGGAAAAAGCCCGCCGCGCAAGGGCTTGCGGACGCGGCGGG